TGTGCCTAGTGACCCGGTAACTTCCAGTTCGCCAGAAACGACAGCAATAGACGCGCCAGAACCGGCCCACCCAGTCGTCCCCGACGCGAAACCCCCATTCGTGACAAGCTCCGCCCCCAGCACCAGCCCCTTCGACTTATCCAGCATCAGGGCCACGGTCGAAGCATTTCCAGCGAGGTTCGTCGGTCCAGTGACAGGGATCGTGCCTGCTACGTCTTGGTACAGCGTGGCGTTGGGGAAGCGCTCGATGACTTCCGTGTTCACGTCGGTGATGCGCTGGTAGTCTGTGGCGACGGAGCCAAGTTCTAGTTGTGCGCCCCAGATGAAGATACCAGAGGTGCCTGAAGTCGTAGATGTTCCGCTGTTATCGGAGTCCGACATCGAAATGTAGGAATAAGCGGCGGCGGTGTGTGTGAATGTAACCGCGCACCGATACCACCCGCTACCTGCCGACGTAATAGTGTAGTCCGAGATCGAGGCTCCCTTTGTACCCCGGACACCCGTGGAAAGATTAAACCAAGCCATGGCGGAAGTGGCGTTGTCGAAACCGAGAGCCAAAAAGTTCAAGCCTGCGGCTTTGGCGTAAACGGTCAGGGTATACTGGGTGTTTGCCGCTACCCCTACAGCGTAAACCCCGCGCCAAAGCCCCGTGGTGGTCGGGTACATAAGGTCAGCGGTAGTTGTTCCGTCAGGCGCGACAAGGGTGTTTGCTGTTATAGTTGAGTTTGACTTCACCCAAGCCGCATTATCAAACTGCTCCGAGTACGTCAGCAGGTTGCGCCGCCACGTCAGGTTGGCGACATCGCTGGGGTCGTACCATACGCCGGGTTCGCCAGCCAAAAACAAGGAGGCAGGGGAGAACCCGCCCATCATAAGTCTTGCTGTCAGGCTGAGGGCGATGCCAATGAACATATCAGTACAGGGCCACCAAGTTCGTCGCGGTTGTCCCAGTAGCGTAAATCCGGACCACCTGAATGGGAAGGAGCGTTCCGGCAATGATGTTCAGAAAGTTCACGGTTCCACCGCTGACCATGTCAACCTTCACGTTCCCGCCAACGCCAACATAAACGCCGCGAGTGGGGTCTTCGTAGGTTACGGTGTTGCTGGTGACCACCTCAGATGCGCGGCGCGCAGATACTGTCGCATCGGCTGTAAGATACGGTGCGGGCATAGATCATCTCCTGTTGCGGAAGGGGAGCCAGCGGCTCCCCCTTTATTACTTCACCTTGGCGGCGGCTGCGGACATCAGCGGCATGCCATGCACACCCTGACCACCAGATACCGTGCGGTTGCCGTTGGCAGTGTGCGGGCTGCAGTTCTCGGTGGGGGCGCATTTCCCCACAGAGACCTTGGTCTTGACCGACATGCTGGGCTTTTTCGGACCCACCCGGATGCTCTTATCCATCACGCAAGGTCGTGAGCTTGGATGTAACGTACGGTCAGCGTGCCGACACCAGTGCCGGTGCCGCCGGAAAGCACGAAGATGCGCTTGTCAGTGGTGCCGATGTCGTCCCAGTTCGCTGCGCGGGTCGCGTCGGTGCCGGGGTTCAAACCCGCCAGCAAGCTGGTTCCGGGTGCCAGAGCGCCTGCAGAGACCAGTTCCGTGGCGGTGACGCTGGTACCGATGCTGATCGTCGTGGTGGTCGTCCAAGCAGCGCTCTGGAGCACCTGAATGTTCAGGATGTGGCTGTTCTTCGGCAGGACGATGGGGGTGGCCAGAGCGGTCGTGGTGCCAGCCTGCGTGATCGGGAAGGTCTGAACCATGACGACAGAGCCGACGTTCTTGACGTCTTGCCCAAGCGTCGTGCCAGAGGTGTTGAGGATGTCGCCAGCCCGGATCGGGCCTGTGAAGGTAGTCTTGCCCATATCAGGCTCCTTTGCACAATGATGTGGATTGGTCTGTGCGGGTCCGCTATGCGGTCCAATCCATCATGGTCACTTTACCACATGTCTGTCCAAGTAGGCAATCGCGGCGTACAGGACCGTCTGGCTGTCTTGGAACTTGCCCAAAGCCTGATTGCAGTCTGAGCAGAGCAGGCCCCTGATGGCACCGGTGGTGTGGTTGTGATCGACAGCCAGAGCCTTCACCTTGCCGCCGCGCGTCTGGGTTTCCTGCTTTCCACAGATGGCGCACTTGTTGCCCTGATTGACGGCCATCTGGATGTAGTCCGTGAGACCAATGCCGAAGTTTCTCTCCAGCTGGCTATTTCTGCCCCTGTCAGGAAAAGCACCTTGGTATTCTTTCATGTAGCGGGACCGACCTTCAGACGTGGAGTGGTCGTGATCCCCCTGAATTGAGTTTGACAGAACAAGGTTGTCAATTTTCAAGTTCAGGGTGTCGCCATCGATAAATCGTACGCGACAATTAGGCCATTCGCCGTAGTGCATAGCCCAAGCAACACGCGCGGCGGGATATTCGTTTTCGAGTTTGATGTAGCGATATCGGATGCTCAGGCCGTCTTTATTTGCCCGAATTGTCTTTACTGTCCCAGCTATTGAACCAGCCATGACATTTTTGGAAGACTTCTTGATCCAAGTGAACACACCAGTGTCCGGATCGTAATTCAGATACTCACGCAGCTTTTCAACAGAAACAGACATGACGCTCCCCTTCGCTTTCTGTGCCTAAGTGTTACTTATAGCATTGAAAGTTGGAAGGGAAGCGTCTTTTTTATTGGGCGATACTTACGTCGGAAAGCTTCCGAAGATTGAACGGAAATTGTAATATCCGAACGAGTAGCGCTCATAGCCCTTGACCAGCAGGTTGTCCGTGACGAAGTCCACTTGCATGTCCGTTTCGAACATGACGCGCTCCATGTAGGAGAGGCCGTCGATGTTCGTCAGCAGGAACCAAGCGCCGGACGAGGTCAGGAAGTCGTTGACCATGTAGCCTTCCGGCAGGCCGCCAGCGGTCGACATGATCGCGTTGACGTCGTTGTCGGCAGTGCCGGGGCGCAGTTCGGTCTTCGTCAGGCGGATCGCGACCGGCTCCAGTTGGGGCGGGACGACCAGCTTGCGGCCACGTGCGAACACCTTCAGACCGGCCTGATCGCGGAAGTTGGTACGGATCGAGATCATGCCGTTCAGCAGGGTGCTCTCGTTCAGTTCAACGTCCGTGGTCGGGCGGTTCGCAACAGTGCCACCATCGATGGGGTGAGAGGTGGAGCAGAGCGCCACGCCGTCACCACCGATTGCGCCGTTGTAGGTCGTCGCGGTGTTCAGGATGTTCGCGCCGTAGATTTCCTTGGTCTGCTGAAAGCTTTCGATCAGGCCGAGGTTCGACGGAGCAAACTGGGTCTTGTAGAGGTTGTCGTCGATGGCTTTGCGGGTGATCGCGTAGCCAAGGCCGATCTCGGTGTGCTCTTGGTTGTAGATGAAGCGCTCACCGGCACCGTTGTCGAACGATGTCTGTGCGCCTTCCGTCTTCAGCTGAGCATAGCCAAGGAAGCGCATTTCGGCAGTACGCTCAAGAGCCATCTTCGAATTGTGCTTCGTGAAGATTTTGTCGTACTGAGACGGGATCATCTCGTACTTGCCTTCAACTCCACGGAGGCCCGGAAGGAGAAGGTCTTTGATGGCAGAAAGATTGACAGCCATTTTTCAGTTCTCCTTACACGCCAGCAAAGTTGCGTGGCATAGCGTTGTTGAAGCCGACGACCAGTTCGTTGTACCCAGCCGCTGCATCAAAGCCGTTGACCCCAGAGAAGGGCGAGGCTTGGCCGGGCAGGTAGTTTGCCAGAGCCACGATGCGGAAGGGCAGGAACGAGTTTGCTGCAGTACCAGCTTGCGAACTGGTGGCCTGATCAGCAAACATGGTCGACAGGCCGGTTGAGGTCCGACCGTTGGTCTCGCCGGTGGCGGTGCTGTCCTGCCAGTTGAACGCGATGTTCTGACCGACTTGGTTCTGACCCATCGCGCTTGCCGTGGTCGACGAGTTTGCCGACTGGACGACGAAACGGGCGTTCGGATCAGTGATGACGTAGGCTTCCACGTCGCCGCTGGCATCCGATCCGGGCCAGTAGTTCGACCAGTTGGTGCGCTTCTGCGAGACCGACAGGTACTTGCAGCCAGCGAACACACCGGCGACAGGCACATAGACCGTGACAACCGGGGTCGAGGTTGCAGATGTGGCGGCAGTTGCGGTGGTGCTCTGAACCACGACAGTCGTAGCGGTGGCCGAGATGACCGTGAAGGCACCGTTCGGAACGCCAGTTGCGTTGGACACAACCACAACAGAGCCTACGGGCGCTGCCCAGTTGGTCGACGCGAAGGTCGGGATATTGGCAGTGGCGCTGGAGATCGCGGTGAACGTGATCGTCATTGCGCCAGTGGCGACAGTGGCGATACCGGTCGCGGAGACGGTCAGCGTGACGGGGCCGGTCGCCTGAGCGATATAGCCGGTGCCAAGGCCAGTGGCGTTGGTTGCCTGCATGACGGGGTCATTCAGGAAGATTGGGGTCGTATTACCAGAAGCGATGGCGGCAAGCGTCTGCTCATAGGTGGGAGCGGAGCCAGCACCAGCGTACTGGGCGAAACCGAAGGGCGCAAACGTATTTGGCATTCGGATGTCTCCTTTTCAGGAGGTCCATCATCGCGCGCCGGGGCGAATGTAGAACCGGGGAGGATGACCTCCCACACCGGGGGGAGAGTGCATGCATACTACACGGTTTTGGTTGTTAGTAAAGAGTACGAAAAGAAGGGCCGAGTTTGCACCCGGCCCTTCCAGTTTTTACCAAACGGAGTACCACCACGGTTGCGGTGG